GCTTTGAGCGGACCTTGTCACAGCGGCGGGTCAAGTCGGCGACGATGGTGGCGTCGGGTGTCGAGACGTGGACGCGGCCCATGTGCCAGGCGATCTCGGCTTTGGACCAGCGGGCTGGTTTCTTGGCGCGCGGCATTAGCGGGGTTCCTTTGTGGTGAGGTGGTGGAGGGCCGTCGCGACAGCAGCGACGGCGCGGGTCAAGTCACGGGCGTCGGCGTGGCGGCTTTCTGCCTCGGCTTGATCGATGGCGGCATGCAGCCATTCGCGCGCGTTTTCGAGGTCGTTGGCGGCGTGGTGCTCCTCGACTGTGAGCTTGCGGATGGCCATGGGTCACTCCTCCCAGAGGGTTTTGCAGGTGGGCGAGCAGACGACGGTCTGTGAGCCGTTGGGTTCTTTCGCGAGGGTTTTCATGGACCAGGGCGAGATTGTGTCACCGCAGGCCGGGCAGACGGTGTAGCGGGTGCCCTGGTGCCGGTGCCGCTCATCGGCGCGACGCTGGTAGAGGGTGAGGAGACCGAGGCAGTCGGGGCAGGTGGTCAAGTCGCCGTGGGTGAGGTCGCCGACGGAGATGCCGCAGGGATGGTGGGTGGTCGAGGTGGGCATCATGAGGACGGCCGCGAGGGTGGCGAGGGTCGTCATGGTCAGCGCCCCCAGGTGTTCGGGTGGCGTGGCCATGTATCGGGGGCCGGGCAGGTGAGGCGGCCGATCGAGGTGTGGGGGAGGTGCGAGCGGCAGGCGGGGCAGGCGCGGCCTTCGGTGATGAGGATATCGATCCAGACTTCGGCGGCGTCGCGGTGTGCGAGGCGAGCGACGCTTGCGACGTAGGCGCCATACTCGGCCATGTCGGCCAGGGCTTCGGCGGCGGTGTTGCCTGCTCGGGTCAAGGTGGCGTGATAGGTAATCTTGCCGCGCTTGCCGACCCGTTCGGCGAAGATGATGAGGCCGAGGCGTTTCAGGGGGACGGCGGAGCGGCCGGGGCCGAGGCGTTGGAAGCCCCAGCGAATGTTCGACAGGGCGTTGGCCTGTTCGGGGGAGAGGCGGTAGCCGGTGGCGAGTTCGATATTCTCGATTGTTTCGCGTTCGCTGCGTCGCATGAGGTGATCTCCTCTGGAGTGCGTGGGTGCCCGCCCGGCGGCGTGCCAGGCGGGGTGATACGGGTGTTAGCTCTGGGCGCAGGTATCGCACGAGCCCTGGCCGTTTTGCTGGACAGGGCGGATGCCACAGCGCGGGCACAGGGATGGGGTTGGGCCCGCGTGCAATGCGGCGGTGACGGCGTGGCTGAGCGGCAGGTCGGCGAAGTTGATGGCGTAGCAGGGGGCGTGCGCTGAGGGATTGCGCCATCCTGGGGCGGAGAGGCCCCAGGCTTGACGGGTGCTGACGACGCGCCAGGTGGTGACGTCGGGCTCTGAGTGATCTGGCATGATGTCGCGCGCGTCCGCTTTGAGGATGCGGAAAAACTCCTCACGGGTGACGTTGGCAAAGCCACGGGGGAGGGTGGCGAAGCTCGCGGTGACGGTTGGCTGGTGTGTCATCTGGTGGTCTCCAGTGATGGGTGAGGTTTAGCGGGTGAGTGAGGCGATGAGCACGAGCCCGAGGAACTTGTCGGACTGGGCGTCGACAATGTGGCAGTGGCCCATCGTGTTTGCCTTGGGACAGCCCGGAAGGTTGCGGACCATCACGCGCTGTCCTGGCGTCGCGGATGATTTTGGGTCGTATGTGTCGAGCCCGACGGGACGGTACGTGTAGGTTGAGCCTGCTCTGACTTTGCGCATGTCTGGTGGTCTCCAGTGATGGGTGAGTGAGGTGAGGTGAGCTTACGCGGCGCGGGTGAGGACGGGAAGCGAGCGCGAGGCCTGCACCACGAAGCCTGAGGTATCGCGTTTCGCGTCGCCCTTGGCCGTCAGTCCGACGACGTGGCCGCCTTTGGGATCTAGGAAGCGGAGGTCGTGCGCGTCGCCTTGCACAAGCGGGAAGCCCTGCCAGGTCTCCGGAAGCTCCCCAGCGAACACGACCGCAACATTGCCGCCGGACGCTAGGACCTCGCGAGCTTCAGCGTCGTTCGACTCTGAGCGTGAGAACGTTAGGCTGTAGTTCGAAGGCAAGCGGTCACGGAAGCGAGCGGGGACCTTCGTGTAGTCGTAGAACGTCAGCGACTCCCAGCGGGCGAGATCAAGCCATTTGTACCAGGGAAGGTCCGACGTCCCGTTCAACCGAACGGCAATCCGCTGACCGCGACGCGCCCGCACGTTCAACCGATCCAACTCGGTCGATAGCTGAGCCAGGAACCCAGCCCGGTCACAGTACAGGTAGATCGTCTTATTGAGTCGCCCGGCCGACACGTTTGCCATCCGACCACGTCCGGCCGAATAGAGGCAAGCGCTGCGGCAACCGTCGGACGCCATCGGGCACACATTGCGTCCCGATAGCCCGGCAGGCGCCAGGTAGAGAATGGCCGTCGTCCATCCGAGGGATTCACCCTTGGACGTCTTCGCGTTGTCGGTCGTGAGGAGCCGAGCCGGTCTGTGCCACTCAAGCCCAGTCAGCGGATCGGTGAACGTCTCGCGAGGAGCCTTGCGCGTTCTCATGAGGGAAATCTCCCGTACAGTGACCGGGCGTCGGGCCCGTGCCGTGGAACAGCTTCGCTGAGCCGGAAATATTGTCGTTGTCAACCCATCAGAACAGTGATAACGACGAATCTTAATCAAACCGTTACAAAGAACGTCACAGAATGTGAGTTCTCAGGTTGCGCCATTCATAAGAGCGGCGCGAGACTAGGCGCCCAGGGATGGCCCAGGCCTGGGCGTGGAACCGATTGCCGAACCGGCCGGGAACGAAAGGGCAAATGGGGACGGCCTGGCACTCATTGGACGGGCTCAGGCAGCCCAGATGCGGCGGCAGGGCCCGGAAAACGGCAGGGCTAAGGGGACTGGGATTCCCCTGAACACCGGAGCTAAGGATATGGGATTAAAGGACTTAGACAACAGGCCCTCGGCAGACTCCCCGCCACCCTCCCGCCACCCTCCCGCCGGAGCGGCGTCTGACGCGCCAGGCTCAACCTCAGATGAAGCTCAGATCTCAGACGGAGCTAAGTTGTTGGCGCAGAAGGACTTAGGCGCGGTCTCGAGGGGCGTGGCCGGTGCCGGATATGGGCCGCTGGCGGGGGGCGGGGAGGCTGCGGCGCCCCCTCTTACAAATGGCGGAGAGCCTCAACGGCCCATGAACTGGCCTAAGGATATGGCGTTTAAGGAGTTACCGGTCTTTGACTCGGTGGTAGCAGCGAAGGGGGAGTCGGGTCAGGTGGTGATTCAGGGGGTGTTGTATTCGCGGCCGAGTCGGAATGGGCGGCGTGTGCCGGTGGGGAATCATCCATGGAATACGGGAGGGAAGAAGGGGCGGAGTGGGGGGATCTCGTATCAGCTCGGGGAGTTGTTAGCCGAGCTGAGGGGGTCCGAGGATCTTCGTGAGACGCTCATGAGGATTCTGAAAGATCCGAAGAGCCGGAATCTGCCCCCTTTGCTCAAGTTGATGGCCCAGTACGATCCCGATCGCCCGGCGGAACGGAAGGAAACGCAGGGCACGCATGAGATCGTTGTCCGGTTTGAGCGGGAAGGCCGGAGGATTACGGCGGGGTGAACAGTGAGAACAGCGACTCTACTCAAACGGAGGAGGCGGCCGATGAAAGAGGATCCTATGAAGGGGAAGCCGGAAGAGCACCCGGATCATCCGGAGCACCCCGACCATCCTGGCCATCCCGAGCATCCGGATCATCCGGACCAGTCACAGAAGCCGGAGATGCCGCCGGGGCAAGAGAAGAAGCCGCACGTCGAGCATTACGAGCGGTAGAGGGCCTTATGACACTCGTCGCGCTCTTGATCGGCGTGGTCGTCATCGCGCTCTTGTGCTGGCTCGTGAAGATGTACATGCCTGCGCCCTTTCAGACCCCGGCGTTAGTGATCCTGATCGTGATCGGGATCATCTGGGTGTTGGTCTCGATGTTTCCGGCGGTGGGTGAGATGCGGATCGGGAAATGAAATCCACGTATTTGGTTACCATCGGGGACGCGATCCGGAGCGATATCGACGCCTACGCTGATAGCGCGGGCGCGATCGACGACCTGCGGGCACGCATCCAAAAGCGGTATCGCGAGTCATGGACTCGCGCCGACGTCATCGCCCTCATCGCGGCCGATACGCATATGGCCGGGATGGACGCCCTACATGATGAGATCATGACGAGCCTTGCTAGCGTCGTCGGCGAAATTGCGAGTCTTCCGATGCCGGAGTGAGCAGTATGAAAATTGTGATCGCAGATTTGATTGATGCGGCGGCGCCCGTCGAGTTGAACGACATGCGGGCGGTGGTGATGGCGGTGCTGCCGATGTCGGAGACCTTGGTGCCGGGTGCCAAGCCGACGGCTTGGAGTTTGGCGTCAGGCGATCGGCGTGAGGTGTTGCATCTCGCCGGAGTCATCTTGGCGGCGGTGAAGCAGGAGTACGGTCCGATCGCGACGGCGCGCATTGTTCGTTGGGCGTTGAACGACGGGCTCACGTTGGGCTCGAAGTTCTCGCTCGGGCCGGAAGGCGTCGAGTAGCGTCGCTGTGTATTCGCGCGCGCACCTCTCTGAGCTGATCCTGCCCGAGCCAGTCGGGAAGCAGGCGGAGTGGCTCGAGAGTCCGAAGACGCGGAAGCTCCTCCGCGTCGGGCGTCGCGGCGCGAAGACGCGTTTTGCGCTGATCGCGGGGATGGCGGGCCACGGACCGGGGTGGGAGACGAACACGCCGCGGATGAAGGGCGTCTTGCAGGGTGGAGACGTCGTCTGGATCGCGCAGAACTATACGAACCTGGCGACCGTGCTCTGGCGCGAGGAGATCGTGCCGCGGATGATGCATCTCCCGTGGATCAGCTTGAACGTGGCGCGGCACGACATCGAGATCCCTGGTGTCGGCGCGTTACTCCTCCGCTCGGCCGATCGGGACGCGATCGCATCTATTCGAGGAGTGGGAAAGACGCTCAACGGCGTCATCGTGGACGAGGCTGCCTGGCTCAACCTCCGCGGCGCGTTGCTCGACGTCATTCTCCCCGCCTTGGCCGACAACGATGGCTGGTTGATCGTGATGTCGACGACGAATGCGGGGACGGACGGCGGGTATGATGAGTCGGGCGCACCGCAGATCCCGAGCTACTTCAATGTGCTGTGTGAAGACGTCCTCGCCGGACTCCGCAGTGAGGAATGGGGCCACTTCTACGGCACCGCGTTCGACAACCCGACGATGTCGAAGCGCGCGCTGGACGAGCTGGTCAATGAGTACCCACCGGACTCCCCGAAGCTCAAGCAGGAGGTGTACGCCGAACTCCTGCGTGCGGGGGTCGGTTTGGCGTTACCCGAGATTGATTCCGGCCGCCATTTGGTCGAGCGCTTCCGGATCCCGGCGCACTGGACCCACTTCGGCGGCTTCGACTGGGGCTTCAATCACCCGTGGGTCTTCGGGTGGTACGTGTGTGATGAGGACGGCAACATTATCAAAGTGGAAACCGTCTGGGGGCGGCAGGATCTTCCCGACGCGATCGCGCGCCACATCCTGACCGTCTGCCCCAGGGCCAAGGACCGCGCCTTCATCGTCCATGGCGGTCACGACATTTTCGAGAAGAAGGGCGCCTCGATCGGCTTCCAGGGGCCAACAATAGAAGAGGCCTTAGGTGCGCACGGGTTATTGCTCACCCGTGCCAATAACAACCGTGTGTTAGGCCTGAATAACCTGAGGAGCTATCTCCACTGGGAACCGGACTGGCTCATTGATGGGCCCAATGCGCGTCGGCCGCGGCTCACCTTCTTCGACACGGAAGGGAACCGGCGTTGTCTCGCCCAGCTCGCCGGGATCCCCTTGGATCCGTTGGATCTCGAGGATTCGCTCAAGGTCGATGCCGATGCCGCGGGCCGGGGCGGTGATGATGCGTACGACGAGACGCGCTATGCCCTGATGAGCCGTCCGCTCTTCGCCCAGCCCCCCGAGTCCACGCTCGACGAACGGCGCTCGCTAGGGTTTAACTGGGAAGAGCAACGCCCGAATCAACGGCTCACGGGCGAAGAGTGGATGGACCGCTTGTTCGCCCGCGCCCGCCCGCACGTCCGTGCCCAGCGCTACCAGGTGCCGAGGCGCAAGCGATGACGCCGCTCTCGGAAATCCTGCTGGAGTACCTTCGCGAGCATGGTGCGATGGCACGCGAAGGCGGGTTCGCCTCTACCGTCAATCCCTACGGGAAGCACCGTGCTCCAGCACAACATGCTGCGTGGCTCGATGGCTGGAACAACCCTAAGCAGCACCCCGCCCCGACGTTCTTTACGCTCGCGCCATTCCGACCCGAGCGACCGTACCGGGCGACGATCGCCTCCCGCCACGAGCGCCCTATCGTCATTCACGTAGCTCAACGGGCTCAACGGACCAAGCCCGCCGAGCCTCCGGTATGGCCCGGCCGTCACGGAAGCGGCGCCTCCGAGCGCGAACGTCGTCATAGCGCACGACGACAGGCCGCAGAGGCAATCCGCGTCTTCGTGCATCAGTGGCGGAAGCAACGGAGACTCGTTGCATGAAACTTCTCTGGGTGTCGCGCGCCATGCACGACGAGATGATCGCCATCCTCCGCGTCCAGATCGCCGACGAGCGCGAGAACGTGGCCATGCTCCGCCGCCAGTACGCCGACCTCCAAGGGAAATATCACCAATTACGTCTCTCCGGCGCATCCGATATCCCATATGAGAGATCGGAAATAGCCACGGCTGAGCCCGATCCCGTCCTCCTCGCCGTCACCGCTCGGGCGCAGGGCGATCCGCGGAAGCGCGCCATGATGCTCGCTCAAGTGCGGCGCGATCGGGCTGATCACAAATCTGATATCGAGATCCTGCAAGCGATCGAAGACGGCGTCACCGTCGACGGGATGCCGTCATGATCCACTTCTTCTCCCATGGTCACTCTCTCCGATCCTCAGTTCCTTCGGCTGGTGCCGCCTCCAGCGGTGCTCATCCAACGCTTTCGTTTGACCGCGCGCGAAGCCGACGTCGCGGTCCTCCTCGCCTATGGCGCGCGCAACAAGACGATCGCCGACCGACTCCAGATCTCGATCCATACGGCACGCCATCACGTCGAGATGGTCTTGACCAAACTCGGCGCGAAGAACCGTACCAAGGTGGCCGTCATCCTCATTTCCTCGGCGTCGCAAGCGCCGTAACTGGCGTCGCCTTGGGACTCCTCATCGTCCTCAGCGCGGCCCGCTGTCGCGCCCGCGCCGAAGATCATCGCATGGAAGCCTACTATCGGATGATGCACGACTCGCTGGAGGCGATGACGAAATGAAGAACACCCTGATCGTCACTCCGCTCCCGCCGTCACTTCTCCCGTCTGTTCGTCCGCCGCGCGCGCTATGTGGACCGTCCCCGTCGCCGGTCCGTGCCCCGTCAACCGCCACCGCCTCTTCTGGCAGTACGCCTCCACCATGTTCCGTGACCACCCCGCCATGTAGCCCACGATCGGCGCCGCCCGCACCACCGACCCCAGCTCGTTGAGCATGAGCGCCGCGACAAAATGCGGCGCTTCAATCCGAACGATCTCGACCATATCTCCTACCCAGGTTCCGCGCATGCACGAATTCTAATGCCGACCCTGCCAGTCAGTCCCGATCCCTTGACGGGACTCGACCAATTCCTCGCCTCGCTCCGGATCGCCGATACCCCACAAGGCGGCCTGGAGCACGCTGACCGTGGTGTGTCGAACGGCGGAAGCGGAACGGCCGGAGCGAGCGGAGCGGCCGGAGCGGCGCCGTCGGCGCCCGCGGCGCAACCCGATCTGGGTCCGCTCCTCGCCGCCGACGACAAGACCGTGTTCGATCAAGTCCATGCGATGGTGCTTCGGCAAGAACTGCTCGCGCAGAATCATCTCGCGCAGGACACGCATTGGAACTACATCGTCACCGGCTATCCGTGGAGCGAGCTGACCAAAGAGCCGAACCGCGATCTCTACAAGCAGGCGCTCCCGTACGGTGCGGCCGCGGTCACGATCCAAGCGGTCCCGAATAAAGCGTGGGACCTTCTCAATAAGACGACCGAGTCCTTGCTCGTCGACTTCCCGATCGCCGAGGCCGAGCCGATCGATGCGTCCGAGGAAGCGAGTGATGCCTGCGACTTGGCGAACCGCTTCCTCGAGCTGGATGCCGGAGAACGCGGCACCAATGACGCCGAGGTCTGGCACGAGCGCACGATGCGCGCCTTGTTCGCCGCCTCGACCTACGTCGAGTGCTGGACCGATCCCACCGGCGGCGGCTACGTCCCACTTCAAATCAAAGCGCACCCGGCCGCCCAGGATGTGAATAATCCCTTGGTCGGTCCCGACGGCATGCCGACCCCGGACTACATCCTCCGATATGTGACGCAAGCGCCCATCGAGCAGCCCGATGGCTCCTTGCTCTTCCCGCAAGGCACTGCCTTTACCGACGATCCATCGCAAGCCGCACCGCAGTGGCAACCCAAGCTCCGAGCGGCCAAGTGGGGCCGCGAGCACATCCGCGTCTATCCCGAGACGAAACGCGTCGAAGACGCCGAGAAAGTCATCGTCGTCGGCTATTGCACCGTCGGCGAAGCGAAGCGCCGCTGGAAGGGCGTCGCCGCCATGGCACCCGAGGACCTCTCGAGTCTCTGTGACTGGACGCCGCCCCGGCCGCTTCCGCTCTTGCCGCCCGCCCTCCGCGCCCGCTGGAAGCTCACCGATGGCCGCGAGAAGGAAAAATCCGGCTCGTCCGATGAGCGCGTCCTCTTCTACTACCATCTCTACATCAAAGCGTGTCCCGACTATCCGAAGGGCGCCGACATGGTCGTGAATGGCGCCTCGGGCGGATCCGTCCTCGACAAGCAGCTCCTCGCCAAAGCGGTCGAAGTCAAATCCGGCGGCGACGCCCAGAACCTGGGCCCGGTCAAAGAGATCCGCTGTCTCGAGATCCCCGTCGTTCAAATCACCCCGGCCACCGATCCGTTTGACTTGGATCCCAGCGGGCGCTCATTCATCGAGCTCTTCGCGGGCGCGGTCGAGAATTCAGCGCACCTGACGATGAGTGTGTCGGAGACGATCGACCAGATCCTCCACACGCCATTCGCCGTCCCGGCAACGAGTCCGATCGAAGGCTGGCAAGTCGAGGAAGCGCGCGCGAGTGGGGACTTCCTCCTCATGCGCCGACCGGAAGACAAGCCGACGCAGCTCAATCCGCCCGTCCTCCCCGCGAGCTTTTTCAACTTCTATGAACTGACCGACAACGCCATTAACTCGATGGCGAGCCAGAACCGACCGGCCCAGGGGAGCGATAACCAGCAAGAGGTCTCGGGGAAGGCGCGGCAGATCGCGATCGCGCAGAATAACGTCGGCCTGACGGGGAAGAACCGCGCGATCCAACAGGCCTACGCGCGCTGGTGCCGGATCAAGATCGAGCGCGCCATGGCCGACTTCACGACGCCGCAACAGATCGCCTACGTCGGCGAAGACGGCATGTACAAGCAGGACGAGTGGACCGCGGTCGACTTCGCCTTGGTCGGCAAGGTCTCGATCAAGACCGGCACCGGCACCCTCATGCGGCCCGATGAGAAGGTGCAGTACCTCGGGAATCTGCAAGCCGCCATGATGCTCTCCCCCGAGGAAGCCGCCGACGCCGCCCGACCGGCCTTCGCCAAACGCTTAGGCCTCGCCGCCAAACCGGAAGAGCAGTACGTCGAGCGGGGCGTCACCACCTGGCTCAAAGGGCCGCCGCAAGGGTGGATCGAGCAGGCAACGGTGCATCAACAGCAGATGATGCAGTACCAAGCGACTG